CCATATTTATCAATAATATAGTTTCTATTATCTGTAATCCTATACTCAAAAGTAGCATCTGCTTTAAGGCTAGGATCATCTATAGTAGCTGAAACAACGAACTTAGACATATTATTCTATATCTTCAAGTCCTTGAGCCTCACTTGGATCAGCTCCTTCGGCGGCGTGGGCTTTCTTAATTGCAGATCGGTTTTCCTTAACCTTAGATTTGAGATCTGCATCAGCATCACTATTTGCCTTAATTGCAGCTGCATTTGCTAAATCTTGTGATGAAGCATAAGCATCAGGAAGAATAGTAATTTCGTGCTGACCGTCATTTCTACCAATAGTTTCAAAGTCATCATCTACAAAACCAATCTCTTTGAACTTTTTCTTAAATTCTGTTACTAAGGAAGAAGCTACAAAGAAAGTATGTAATGTTGTCGAATGATTTGTCTGACCAGCAACTGATAAACCTCCAAAATGAATTCCACGAGGAACACAATAGGCAAAGCTAAACTGAGTATACTTAACACCTGGAACAGGCATTTCTGGAGCAGAAGGTGAAGTAAAACGAAGATTTGCATAAGTTGGAAGGCGTAGATTATGAAGAAGGTATTCATAGGTACCAAATTCAACATTGTTTGGAGTATATGTAACATAATCATTACCTTTCTTAAGAGCACCTGCGGACACATTAACAATTTCTACAGGCTCTTCTGAACTTCCAGCACAACGTTCATCACAATCATAACGACTAATAACAACCTTCCGTACTTTTTGATAAGAATCAGATCCATCAATAGTTACATTACCACCTGAATAAGATGTATTAACAAATTTATATTCTTCAGGAATAGCAGCTGTAATAGCATCGTAAATAACTTTAGCAGCTACTTCATTCTGTTCTGGAAGAACAACATCTACTAAAATCGGCTTACGAAAATACCAAAGAGCTGAGCCATAATCTCCACGGTAGTCATTATCAAGCCCAAGCTCAATTAAAATCTGTACATGTTGTCCTAGAATAGCAGAGGGAGCATGTAAAACTAACTTAAAGTTAGTTCCTGTAATAGGATCAGTTTCATAAATCTTGTGATCTACAATATACTTAGCAAAATACTCACCTCCATCATGGAAGCGTACTTTTTTATCAATTGCAGGTTTACCAAGACCTTTATCTGTACCTTCTACAACCTCAACATTATCAAGACTGTTAAGTACTACTTCTTTTTGAAAATTCCACATATTTTTCTAAATTTTAAATTAATAATTATTTACTTCCAGGTACAGCTATAGTCTGATTAATAGGAATATTTGTTTGTAATCTTGGATCACTTGCATTTTCTAAAAATAACCTAACATAAATGTTGATTATTTCGTAACACACATAATCAGGAAATTCCAAAATTGGTGTATCATCGATTATAGCTAATATCTGGTCTTGTGTCATTGAGTAATACTTTGGAGATTTTAAATAAGTAACATATAACTTATTTAATGTTCATTGAGAATCTCCACTATGTATCTCAATTTTTACAATAGACTGGTTTACAACTCTACTTTCATTAGGCTTTAATGCATAGAAACGATACTCATTTTCTCCAATAAATTCTGGATTGTATCCAAATTCTGCATCCATGTTTGGATTTGTTGGAGTTTGACTCTCAGTATTATGATTAATAATATAATAATAAGGTTTTTTATGAGAAGGTCTCATATAATAATTATTAATAATACCAGGGTACATATCTGCTGTTAATCTTTGACATGGGGAGGTAATAGTTTTTAAAATACCATTCCCACATCTAGATTTTGAATCACTACCAACAAACTCTGCCATACAATTAAGTAAGTGTACGTAATCTTTTGGTAATTCTAACTCTCAAATTGTATCATTAAATTCTTGCTTTGGAGTAACTTCTCCAACTGTTATAGTAGCAGTAGTTTGTAAAAACCCAATATCATCTGAACTTTGTTGATTATATTCAGCTCTATTGTATACACTATTTACATATTGTTGAATAGCTTTATTAAACAAGTATATAAAATCTTCTAATAAAATAGAAGGAGCTTTTAACTTGTTGCATTCTACTAAAGCGAATTCGTAAACGTTCCTAAGTGTCATTCTACTTGTTTAATAAAATTATATAATATTCTATTTTGTTTTTTCTTTTGCGGTCCTTTTTACTACCATATCAGGGAAAGTAAGATTCTTAATTGAATCATAAATATTCTGATTCTCTGGATTTTTTAAGTACATGATAATAGCTTCATCTGTTGCTCCTAACATAGTTTCACTAAACATCCAAATTCCACTCTGATTGGTAATAATATTTTTATCTTTTGCATCAATGATTAGAAGTTTCAGTGCTTGATCCGACCCAGTATATAGGTCAATGATTTCTTGAGGATTCTTTTGTGCACGGCTATATAAATAATCTTGTACATCAGTATCAGGTGCATTTCTCATAGCTTTACCTAAAAGTTTACACTTAGTAATGCGCCCCGCAGGAGAATCATTCTCAATAAATACAAATGCTTTTGTAACAAGCTGAATACGTGAGACTCTTCTCTTTGAAACTTCTCCCTCTCGTTCAACATAAAAATCTGCTCGACCGTATCTTTCCTGTGTACCATCAATAAGATAATTGCCATACTTATCTTTAGCTGTTCTTTCTGGTGCAATTACAGGATTTGTTTCAATACATTTCCAAAGGTTACGTTCATATGGGTCATCTAGGTTAAAAGTACGCCCACTATATATCTCAATAAGTTCATCCTCTGGAATGAAATAATCTCTTTCAGGATCATTAAGTTCATCAGGACTTAAAATCATTTCGCTATCTCCATGTTCATTATATCTAACTTTCTTTACAAAAGGAAAGTTCGTTCCGTTCTTTTGTTTCATAGGTTGAAGATAATACTTCTTCTCCCTCCCATATACATTCTTAAGAGTTATTTTATTCATTATTTTTTTTTGTCTTTGAAATAAATTTTTTATCTAAAAAGTTTTAGAAGTACTCCCTAAATTAGGGAGTACTCTAAAATTAATATATCTTTTATATTACTTGTAATATCAAATATTAAACTTCTTCGAGGATTGCAGAACGATAGGGATTCATCACGCCTACTCCATGATAGCCCCAGTTAACAATCTTGGCTCCAGCAACTGGACTCGAAACTTCACCAGACTCAAGTCCGCTTTTTCCACCCCATGTGGACTTACACTTTCGTATAAGATTAGACTATATCACTAACTTAATCTATATATTTAAAAGTATATCCTTTACATTTATTAACCAATCCTTTTAAAACTCTACTTACATTTCCAAATTCCTTTCTACACTCTCTAACAGTATTATATGTTTTTACCAATTTACCATCTAAAGTAAACTGACCAACTTTTCTAGTTTTTATTGGAACTTTGTAAGGAGACATTTTTTCTACTTTTTCTCAAGACCACTGATAACCACCACACGGTTTACCAAGTCGTATACAATGAGATATACTATTATACTGTTTTCCAAGTAATCTTGCTACTTCTAAACAGCTCTTATAGTAATTTAAATACTCTCCATCCAAACTATACTGATATACACCAGTATTATGTTTTTTGTATCTGATTGGTATAAATTTTTCTAATAATGTATCACTAATATAATATCCTTTGATCTTTGTTTTCGTTATAATGGCTCTTTGTACTGGACCAAGACTAACTTTTAATTCCTTTAAAGTCTCAGATATTGAATTAAATTTCTTGTACAAAATTCCATTTGTGTGATATAAATATATTTCCTTTTTTTGATCTACTATGTAATACATATTTGGATCTAAAGATTCTATATATATATCACTCCATAAATACCCTCCACTAGTAGTTTTATAATTTATGGCAGATCTTATACCTGCAGCACCATTAACCAATTTGCTCGCCTCAAAAATAGAATTATATTTTCTTATAAAAGTGCCATTTAAATCATATTGATATACAGGTATTGCATTTTTTGGAGGATCTCCCCCACCAATTACTATATTATAAGTATCTTTTCTCGCTATAAATTTATCATCTACTATTAATTTCTCTAATTTGAGAGCATCCTCTCTATTATCAAATACCTTTATAGTAGATCTTATAAAATTATCAAATCCATATTTTTTCACAGCATAGTGAAACGGACATGAGGGATGTCTATTAGAAGATGGATAATTAATATTAATTCCATTACCAATGTATCCATCAAAGATCTCTGGAGTTTCAGTATCATGAACTCCAACATATATCTTTTTATTAATTATATTAGTTGTTAAATATACTATTGTTTTTAAGTTATTTCCCATTTCGATTAATTTTTTAATCTAAGTCTTCCAGACTAGTCGTTGAACTTTCGTTAGAGCTTCGTAATTACGCTTGCATATTCTAACGCTTAGCTGCTGATTGCCATTTAACAGGTTTCCAGCAATTAAGGAAATTTTATTTTTCATAATATCACTATTATGCGGCGCAGGCAGAATAATTTCTTTTTACGCCTCTAATAACATTGTGGATAATATCACCACCTTTGAATGTAAATAACATTATTCCAGGAGTACCATTTGAATCTGTCGTTAGGTCAAGGAATATACCATAAGCCTTCTTAGGGAACTCTAGGTCTAATGACCGATCAAGACGGAAAATCATCTTATTCTTAACTTTAATTATTTCTAATTAAACCAGACTATATCATTATCTTTGTTAAATATATTTAAATTTAAATCCTTTATGACTGCGTATTATATTTTTTAACACTCTGTTAATCTGAGAACTACTTAAATTATTTTCCATAGCGCACTCATTTATTGAAGAATAATTCTTAGTAATTTTACCATCAAGACTTATCATTACTATTGGAGTGCTATTGTTTTTAATACTATTTGTATAATAGCTATTTATATCAGAATCATCTTTGTTATAAACTCTTCATTGAAACCCACCAGCTAAACACTTTTTACTAATAGCCTGCTTGATCGTATTAATTTGTAGTTCTTGTTCAGCTTCTGTAATACTATTATAGTGTCTTATAAATTTACCACTAATAGTATATTGAGCTACTTGAACTTTATTGCTATGATAAGTAAATTCTTTTTTATAGCTTCAAAAGAAGTTGTATGCTGAAGATGAGTATCCCAAACAATTATTTCTAATACTCTTTATAATAGTATAAAGATCAGAATTAGTTACTAAACTTAAAGCCGCTTCATTTATACTTTTATACGATTGTAAAAACTCCCCATCTAAAGAATATTTATATACTCTTTTTTGTTCAATATTACAACCACCTTCTCCCCCAACTTTTGAATTATATACATTCTTACTTCGTAATAATGTAGTATTTACAAGCTGAGCTTCTAAATCATACGCTTGTTTTTTACCCACATCTGTGTCTGGAAATATCTGTATAATAGTTCTTCTAAAGTTATCATACCCATATTTTTTAACAGCTGTGTGTAATGGATATTTTTTTATAGCATTTGACTGCCTATAAATACCGCAACCAATATACCCATCAAAAATATCAGGATTTGTTCTGTGTACACCAAAGTATAATTTTCCATTACAAAGGTTAACAGTAACATATACAATATATTTTAATTCCATAAGATAATTATTATTTCGGTTAATATTAACCTATGCCTATTAAATAGGACTTACTAGTCGTTGAACGTTCTCCATGTATTATATTTACTAAGGAGCTTCGCTGCTGATTGTCCAATTTCTATAATTTTTAAACTTTCAAGTTTATATTTCCATATTACTTTGTAGTTTATAGAACTATAAGGAGTTTCCAGCAATTAAATAATTTTATTTATACAGCCTCTAAGCTGCAGCGGGCAATAAGATAGATTTACCCGCAAATTCATATGACTGATAAGTTGCACCAAGGTCAACATAATCCTTAGCACCTTGTGACCATACGAAACAACCAGTAGTTTTCCAGTCACGAATCCACGTAGCCATTGTTCTCTGAACCATTTGTCACCATTTATATTCAGTATAAGTCGTTAATTTATACTCGTCTTTTCGACTGCTTATATTTTCATATAAGATTAGACTATATCATCATCTTTTTCTTTAAAGTATGCTCATTTATACTTTGCCGCAGTTCCATTTGTTTTTATTGCTCTGCAAATTGCAGAAGTAGTAGTATGAAAAGTATTAGCGGCTTCAGTAATAGAATCAAATACATTTAATAACGTATTGTTTAAAGTATATTGTGCAACAGGCTTTTTTACTCTTTGATTTCGCATGTTAAATTTTTTTTCAGTATTTCAATAAAATCCTCCACTTTGTAGTTGATCTCCTCTTAATACTGCAAAAATGTTTGCTTGATCAACATGTACATCATCTGCAGCTTCCTGTACAGATTTGTAAGATCGTAAGTAATTACCATTTAAAGCAAACTTATATACTTTTGTTTCTATTATATTATGAGCAATTTTACCGCCAATTGCAACATTATAACACTGTTTACTTTTTAAAAGAGTTTCATTCACTAATTCTTTTTCAAAGTTATACGCTTCTTGTTCTGTATTAAATACTTTTATTACAGTTCTTTTGAAGTTTTTATAACCATATTTAACAACAGCTGTTACAAATGGGACTTTTTTTCCTTTAGTACTAAGTTTCTTTTGCAAATATCTTGCATCAGAATCACTATAAATTCCATTTCCAATATAATTATCAAAAATATTTGGATCTATAGTTTTATGTACCCCTATGTAGAATTTTCCATTACATAGATTAATTGTAATATAAACTATATATTTATATTCCATATCATAAGATGTTTATTATTTCACGGCACTTGCCGCTAAATTAGTCGTTGAACGGTTCTCATATCTTTTAGACTTAGAGAATTCGCTGCTGATTATCCATTGTACATCCTAATACTTGTTTAGCATTCAATATCTATTTCTAAATATTTATAGCAATTAGGCTTTAGGAACTTCCAGCAATTAAATAAATTTATTTTCTAGAAATTTCTTCCTAGGCGCACATGTGGCAGTTTATGCGCGTGTTACAAATAAATACCCAAGAGTTACCAGTTGGCTCATCGGCTTTAGTAGCCATTTCGTTCATTGCTCCTTCAAAAATACGTGTAGTTAGTTTATTAAATACGTATTTTGTTGCGAAGCGTTCAATTTGAGGAATTATCATTTTTGTTATCGTAGATGAGTTTACCATCTACTTCATATACTTGATTTCGTATATGATCAGACTATATCTTCATCCATTTCTGGATGGCTCCCTTTCGTGGTTATTTTATCCTTTATAGGACTACTTTAACTAGTCGTTGCACGTTCTAAATATTACTATTTAGCTTCGCTCAGGATTGGCATCTCAGCTTTCCCTGAATTAAAGAGCTTATTTCCATGCTCATTACTAAGCATAGGGGCAAATTCTCTTACCCTCAGTAGCGACAATAGGACGACCAATTTCATCAGAAATGGTAGTCTTACCATTTACATCAAAGTTACCTTTGGAGAATAAAAGCTTGTTATTACGAGCAGCCATATAGCTATCAAGACAAACTTTTTCTGCACCAGAAAGCTTGTAAGTAAAATCTTTGTCCTTTGTTGCAATATTGATAAACTGATCTTCCATTGCTGCATATTTTGCAGAATAATCAATATCACAACGAGTTGTCCCAATCATCGTTCTATGCTTCTCGATGTTTGATTGATACTTAGTGACTTATATACTTTATATTACTATAAAGAGTAGACTATATCTTAATCTTATTCTATATACTTAAATCTATAACCATTACAGTGTTCACGTACTCCTTTTAATACAGCATAAGCATTTCTATATCCAGCTTTCCGCAATTCTGCAGTATTTTCAAATACTTCTATTAAATTCCAGTCATCATCATATTTTCCTACTTTCCTCATGTCTCTATTTCTCTGAGCATTTGAATAATTAGCACTATTTACTTCAGTTTTTAACTTCTTCATAAATGGTACTTTTTCATAAGAAAATTGATAATTATAAACTCTAGATCCATTTTTAATTGCTCTAGATATATGACTTTGATTACGAGCATTCGGAGCTATTTCATCCATACATTCTTTTAATGTATTAAACTCTTTAACAAAATCTCCGTTTGAATTGTACATATACACTTTCTTCTTTAGAATTTCTGGACATCCACCAGATCCTCCTAATTTTATATTATAGGTGTTTTGGTCTCTTACAAAAGATTCATTTACAATAGTCGCTTCTAATTTATAAGCTTCCTCTTTTGTGTCAAAAACTGCTAATGTTATTCTCCTAAAGGCATTTATTCCATATTTACACACAGCCCGTTTTAGAGGAGTTGTAGCTTTTTTGTAACTAGCTGGCCTATTAGTGTATATTCCATTTCCAATATAAAAATCCCAAACTTCTGGATTTTTTGTCATATGAACACCTATATAATATTTTTTACTGGTTATACAGTAAGTTAAATATACTAAATATTTCATTTTTTGATAAGATTTTCTCCATTTCGAACATCTCTGCCCTACTCCCTTTCGGGATAGTCGTTGAACCTTACTTAGAGCTTCGCTATGCGATTGCTTTATCTAAGTCTTGGCTGCTGATTGTCCTATAAACGTATCAACTTTATAGGAGTTTCCAGCAATTAAAAGAATTTTCAACTATAACTCGCATTATAGTGGGGCCCACTAATATCGACCCTGTTTCATGCAATTCAGGCATATGATTCGTAATAAAACGAGTGTCAGTACCTACAATACTATCTACATCAAGTACTTCCTTATAGTCATTATCAATAATACGGCATACATATTCTACAACCGCATCAGAACGACGTACTGGAGACAGCATAACCATACATTGCTGGCGAGTCTCTTCAATTACAAACACGTCATACATCTCGTAGTAACGCTCTGGGAAATGGAAAATAACCTCAGAACCATTCGAACCATCTCCTTCAACTGCAAGGATAGGAATTCTTTTAACAAAATTAACATCAATTTCCCACTCAAGTAAGAATGAATTAAGAGACTGAAATTTACTAGGCTTGCCCTTTTCCATTGTATAAACATTCATCAGTGCTTCAGTAAGACTTGTTGCAGTATACTGTTTATACAAATTAGATACAATACCTAAACGCTCAGGTTTATCACCTAGCCACTTATGAAAGTCTTCATAAGTTCTGGTTGAACCCATCTGAGCATGGGAAGAACTAAAACTTGTAATTCTCATATTTATTTAATTTTTAAGTTTATAATAAATTTTCACCATATTCTGTCTCTGCAGATTTATGGTGATTAGTAAAATTATCTTTTGACTTATTTTTATCTAAAGAGACAACAGTAGTCTGCGGCTTATTATCTACAGATTTTCTTGTATTTTTAAGCTGAGATTTCCAATAATTAGTAATATCTGAAATAGCTTCCTTTCCATAAAGTGCAAACCATGCAAGTTCTACTAATGTCTTTGGGTCATTTAAATCTTTAAAGAATTGTGTTGCACCGTTCTCGTCTTGATTTAAAATATACTTATAAATCTCTTCCTTCTCAGACTCTTCTATTTGCAGACTATCTGACTTGTTATCTTTATAATCCATAGGAATAGAATTAAAGTCATTTAGTTGACTTTCAAGAGAAGTTTTAAAATTATTAAATTGTTCCTCTTGTTCTTTTATTCTTTCTTTAGCTGTTTCTTCTTCTTGTGCTTTATATTGTTTACGAATTATATCAACCTTTTTCTTAAATAGTTCCTCATTCTCTTTAGCAATCTCCAAATCAGTTTTGATGTCATCTTCACTCATATCGCTGAATTTTGATTTTAAATCAGCAATATATAGTTCATCATCTGAATATTCATCTACACTGTATTGTTTTTCAATTGGACCATTTTCTTTAATATAATCTTCTACTGCTTTTTGAGAATAATAAGTAATTACATCCTGTATTGTTGCATTATTTGAACGCAAATAATTAATTACCTCTATTTCATCTTTGCTAAGATTTGGAGAAGTAAGTTCTTTAAGAATATTTATTTTTTCCTCTGAGTCTAAACTATCAAAATCTACTTCTTCCGTAGTACCGTCATCATTCTCATAAGTTACTTTACCATCTTTAAGACCATACTCACTTAAAAAGAATGTCAAAAAGTCGCTATTGTTACTAGTTTCTATATTTTTATCTTGATCCGATTCTTTAGGCTCTACTGGATCTGAATCACTACTTGAGTGACTAAGAAGATTTTCTCCTCCGATAGTATCTGCGGTAACTGGACTATCATTTTCAGGACTTGAAACTGAATTATCCTCTCCTGTTAATAGCTCGTCAAAGCTATCCGTATTAAATTCAAAATGATTTGGCATATTTTCTTATTTTTTCTTATTAATTGATTATTAATCTGTTTTGATATTTGTGGCAAATATAATATATTAATTCTTAATTTCCAAACACTTTATTAAATATTTTCTTTTATAATACATTTTTCTGGTATTTGAAATTTACCGTCAGCATCAATTGTAGCTTGATATTCTCCGCTCCCTATAGTAGCTGTTCCATCTGCATGAATTTTGATATGCCCAATGTTTAGATTACCTTTAGTATCTATTGTATAGTTTCCTATAGATATAGTGCCATCATTATTTAAAACAATTGGACCAATAGTAGCAGTTTTATCTGATTTAAATTGATAAGTCCCAGCACTTAAAATAGCTTCATTGGAATTAATATTTATCCATGGAGAGTAACTTATCTTACCGTCCACATCTTCTTTTTTAACCCTTCCAATAGCAGCCTCACCATCTGTAGTAAATTTATATGTAGAACTTGATAATATTCCATTGGTAGAATATTTATCATTCTCATTACCAACAGTAATATATATCCACGGAGAGTAATTAACTTGCTCTTTTTCTGATTCATCTTCTTCAGTAGTAGTTATCGTCTCTCCTGAAAGTCCTAATATTGAAGGAGTAAACATTTCACTGGATAATTGAATGTAAATATCTCCGTTAGATGTTTTTTTAACAATAGAAGTTCTAGTACTATTACTACTAAATGTATTAGTAACTAAAGAACTTGTCATCAACTCTCCTCTTGATAAATCAAAATATGTTGTTCCAGATTTATTTACTATTTTATCTACCACTAATGTTGGAAAAGACCAATTACCTTCAATCCTCTCATTAGAAGCCTTTTTAGTATAATCATTAGATGAATATCCAGATAAATATTCTGCATTTAGATTTTCTATTAAAGCATTAGAGTTAATAACTAATGGAGACTGAGAAGTATCTTCTAATTGTATATTAATAGGAGATTTAAAATCACTAACAGCTGAAGATGGAAGTTTAGTATAAGAATTATTAGAAGCTTGGTAAAAACTACCAGAAGAGCTGTCTATAACAAGAGTTCCATCACCAGGATATTCTCCACTATACGTTTCAAGATTATCAACTATTAATACTCCCTTTATATTAGAATTATTAGAGGTGTTAGAATTCTCTGAGGAATTAGGATTGTCTGTATCTCTAAAGTTTATAGGATAAAATCTATCTTTTACTTGAACATATACTCTTCCAGAGGTTTGTAAAATAAGATCATTCCCTTTATCTCCAACTTTAGAGTTATTATTAAGAGTCCCCATTATTTATTAATTAATTCAACAAAATCTAAAATACTATCTGTAATATATCCCTCTTGATCAAGCTTATCGATAATCTTCTTTAAAAATACTACTTCACTTTCTGTAAAATCTACATTTATAGGCTCAGTTTCATTATTCCAAGTAAGACGCCCATCATCGTTTTTAATGCTAAGCTTTTCTACTTCTTCACTTGAAAAATCAATCTTCTTTCTTACATTTCTTTTAGAGATCATATCAACTACTGATCCCTGTTCAGGTAAATTCATAAGCAACATTAAACGAGTTGCTACATTTAATTTAAATTGATTAGGTTTTTCACTCATATTTGTGCATATTAATGTTATTACATAATGCAAAATTATATATTATTTTATATATATCCAAATTATAACATAAAAAAAGAGTGGCCAAAAGGCCACTCTATCTTTAAACAAATAAATTTCTAAAATCTATTAAATCTTGATGAGTTAGAACTAGAGCTTTATTTAGAAGCGGTATATTCATTTTTATTTTCCCTCCTCCTATCTCAAGTTCTCCTAGGAAACCTGTATCTAACTTAGTTGGATTCATAGATGTAATATTATCTATCATTTCTGATAATATCCCTTTAGCATCTACTAGTCCGTCCTTATCAGCTATCTGTTCTACTTTATAAGAATTGTTATCAATAACTCTTGTTATTAAAGGTTTAACAAGTGCCATAATAGGATTTCCCTTTGCAACTGAAGTTAGTTGAATATCTATAAAGTTTGTTAACTTATCCATTATTACATCTACATGTTGCGCCATTGCTTTATAAATTCTTCATAAGTTAATTCTGGATTATCTTTAGAAAACTCTTTAAACTTTTTAAAGATAGCCATCTCGTTATCTGTTTCTTCAACAATCTTAGTTTTTAGTTTCTTTACTAGTCTAAGCTGTCTCTGCAATAAATCTTTACCTTGTTCTGTATTTTCTATTTTACCCTTTACAAGATTTAATAGCTCAATTTGAACCATCTCTTGTAAAGTCTTAGTAATTTCAGAATACTCTTCATTTTCAAAGAATCTTGCTTTCTGAGTGTCTGTTAAAGAACTCATTTCCTTATCTATACTATCTCAAAGTAATTCAGTATGGAGAGTTCCCTTCGTCTGCATTTGAGCTAGTTGGGCTTCATACTGTTTTAAAAGCTGTATCTGAGTATTAATATCACTTTGAGTTAATAAGGGATCAGTATTTCCTAGAAAAACTTGATTGACAGGATACATACTAATTTAAACTAATTAGGCAGTTGGAGCTGCAGGAGTAAAGGTTGTTCCAGGAATATAGTTACAAGGGCAAAGTGGATTATAGGTTGCTGCACTAGTGTTAGTAGTTCCAACAGTTACATCTGCAATATGTACTGGATAAAATGTACTATTTACATAGTTAACAATCTTATTATCAGCACACATTCTACGTTCAGCCTCAAGACCTACCATTCCCGCAACATTAGATATTTCCATCTGAGTGACTTTACTTCTCCAGGGCTCTACAACAGCTTGTATAGCAGCTGCGGTTTCTAATTTACTAATTCTATTTGCTAATGCATCATAAGAGTCTCTTTGATTTTTATATAGATTAAAATCACTGTCTATCTGACTCTTATAAATACCAAACATCTCTGAGTTAATAGTCTGACGGTCATTAAAACGAGCGTTAGCTGACAGCAAAGCAAAGTCATAAAGAGCTTTTTGGTCAGCTAATTCAGCCTGGCAAGAGTGCTGCCATGCCTGGAATGCACTAGGACTATTTAATGCTTCACCAGCTAAAACACCTGCCCCATTACCTAAACCAAATAAACCGCGGCCACTAAGAGCTAAAAGTCCTAAGGCGGTGCCCGCTATTCCTACAATGTTTTCACATAGAGTCGTTAGTTCTATGCAGTTCTCTAATGAACTTCTATACCTTCATATATACGTATAGTTAAGACTATATCTTCACCCTTATAGGGTGCTCCCTATTTCGCACTACTTAGTGCTACTCTCTTTCGAGATAGTCGTTGAACCTTCCTTTTCAGGCTTGGCTGCTGATTGTCCATCTCTGGAGTTTCCAGCAATTAAGGGAGTGTTTCATATAATATTACTATTATAAGGACCTAGAATATTAAGCCAAGACCAGTTCCAGCCACTCCTTTTGATGCGTATTCTTTGTCATGATCTTTCTCGACAAACTCTTTCTTTTCAATTACTTCCATAATGTAATTCTTTTAAAATTAAACATCTATTTGTTGATCAACACTTCAAAATTAATATAATACTCACCTGATACCTAATGTTGCTAATAAAAATAAAAATCCTCTCAAGTACTTAAACTTGAGAGGATTACAAAATTATATAGTTATTAACTCAATACTAAATAAACACTAAAGATTTTTACTTATTTAATGTCTCTAAGTATTTATCTAAATCTTTCTTGTAAAAGAATAATTCCTTAAATCCTTGTTGTTTTCTTCCTTTTGGAATTTTACCTTCACGAACATAATTATCAAAAGTAGCTCTACTAATATTTAAATATTTACAAGCTTGATATTTACTAAGCTTTTCATTCTTATTACTTATGAAAGACAAATAGTCAATAACTTCTTCACACTCCTTTGCACTTAAATTTGAATTGCCTGTGTCAATATCATTAATAATTTTCAACAATAATTCTTTAATAATAGATAACATATTAATTATTAGGGTTATATAGGGCACATGTAATTAATACCATTGGATTGTTTGAATCATCTTCAATCCTTTTTACAGTATAAACTTTTCTTTGAGTAGATGTCCCTGCTAAATCACTAGCATTGTTTATAATATATATATTAGTTCCTGAAAAATTAACTGTACAATCTCCTCTAACAACTACTATGGCCTCAGATCTAGAGGCTGTTAGATTAGAAACATTGATTGTGTGGGCTGTTTCTGTAACCTCAATAAATGTTCCAGGATCACCTGCAGACAAACTAATACCTAATAATTTTTCATATCTATTATCTAGGGGAGGATTTAAATCAATATCCACTTTTGCAACAGTTGGGTCATAAACTTTAGTAAGTTCTCCAGCAGAAATATGTAAAGACTTAAATACAGGAGTTGCAGTAAGGTCGTTATAAGATCCACTTTTAGCTACATCTGCTAGTCCATCTATTCCTGTAGCAGGTATTCTAATATCCTTACCAATAACTCCTAATTGATAGGAAGTCATTTCTGAGGGTACAAATGCAATTCGATCCTCACTAGCTACTTGATTTACTGTTGGCACGTGATCATAACTTGATTTATGACCAATTAATAATTTCAAATCACCAGTATTATTTTCAACCGTAGTAGCTAAGTAATTATCAGCTCCACTAACAGAAATTGTATGATTTTGAGAATTAATAGAAATAGGATTCCCTGAATCTCCCCTAATATCTATAGAATTAACATAATCAAGTTCTAATACTTGTTGGGTTAGTTCATCTATACTATCAGATAGTTGTGTAACATTAGTCTTAAGAGTTGATATATCAGATATTGGAATATTAGAAGCTGAAACAGATTTTGTACCTTTGCCTATTACTAACATATTATTTGCTAAATCTCCAACTGCAACTACATCCCCTTCTCCAAGTTCTGCTATCTCATCTTTTGTAACATAGTTGTTTAATGTAGAAGTATCTACTTTAGAAGATAGTGCGTTGTTAATAACTTTATTCTGAACAGGGTTCTCAGAAGTGCTGTTTAACTCTGAATCTACTATTATTGGAGTTGGCATATCAGTAATTTGAGATACTGTATGAGTATGATTTAATCTGGCGAATGAGTCAGGATTATATCCAGAGTCTTTAATAATTTTTCCACTGTTATTATTAAAAGAAGCAAAATTATTATTAATAGCCGAAGTAGGACCTGTAACATCCCCCATACCAGCCTGTGCAGAATCAGCAGGAATATATCCTAAAATATCTGTAATATCTGTTGAGGTTACATTTAAATCAGTTAGTGTCTTAGGAACATCTGATAACTTTGCTAAATTTCCAATTAATACTCCAGAATCTTTAATGACTTTACCTTGACCATTAGAAGTAATTACTCTATCTGCTGTCGAAAATTCAGCAGCTGCCGTTACATCTCCATAACCACTTTCACTAAGTCTCTCGTCTACTTCTTCTTTTGTATATACTGAAATACTTTTAGAAGCTACTAATTTATGCTTATTAACAGAATCAACTGCTAATTCTGTAATTACATTACCACTGCCACTTAATACTATATTAACATCAGGAATACTAGGAATATCTTCCCTAACATTTTGAATCTGAGAATCAACTTGATCCTTTGTATAATAGTTAGTCAAATCAATAGAGGTATCCCCAATTTTTTCTCAGTTGTTTTCAATATAAATATATTCATCATGAACATCTGTCCCTGATCCTTTCTTTTTGACTAAGTATATGATATTACTCTTAATATCACTAGACGGTAATACATCAACTACTAAGAATTGTATATTAGCTAAATTATCAATTATACCTTTTAAAATTTTACCTTGTTTCGCAGATAGTGATTTATTAACATCATCTGATAATAAATTATCAACTATAGAGCTCTTGATCTGATTACTTATTTCAACATCGATAATATTTTCAATAGATCCTGATAAACTAGCATCTAAACTATCAATAGCATCTTTTACTCCTCCAGAAGTTACTAAGTTATTACTTCCTTTAGTAGGAGTGTTGTCTATAGTTTCTAATTTATTAACAACTTCAGGAATTTGAAGAAGAGTATTGTTATACTCTTCTTCTGATCCTTCATATCCATGCTCTACTGCAATATCATATGCGTCTTTTCCATTTTTTCCAGGAGCCCCAACTGTTCCAGGGAAAATAACTCATTTATTTTTATTTTTATCAAAATATTTTACACTCATAACTAATTATATTAAGAAGCTTTATATACAGCACAGTTTACAGCAACTAGAGTTGGTGTTATTCTTGAAAAAACATAAACTCTATATGTTCCTGCATCTCCAGTTAACGGAATATCTTTTTGCACTTTTAACATTGAGTTTGAACTAAAAGTAACATGATATGCGCTTTCAACTACTACCATAGACGTTTCAATTATCTCTGTATCATTAGTGCTTTCTATACTACTTCAGTCAGCTGTATTTAAAGATAGTTTAATACTTGTCGCCCATAGTGAACCTGTGTTATGATAATAACATATACCTTTTTTAACAGAAATTGACGAATTACTCCCATATGCTTGTCTAGTTAGGTTAGTTTGTCGATTTCTAGGAATTGTAATCTCTTCTGTCTTTGATCCATTATATGTTATATTCGTAGATCCACTATGTATAGTTAATGCTCCTGTAACCATATTTGCCTTACTAGCGGTTCCACTAAATACTCCATCTTGTATATATGTATCCCCATCGTATCCAAAATATACAATATTGTTATCTGGAGCTATATACACATTGCTATCTGAAACAATAGCTAGTCCATCATACCCAAAGTCCTTCCCGTCTATAATACCTCTACTAACACTCCCGCTTAATCCAACAAATACTCCATTATTAAAGTATTTCTCACCGCTTATTTCTTGTGCTTCAGTAGTTATAACACCAGAATTACTTAGACTAGCTATAGGTATAGAGCCAAACGAAACAGCACTCATTCCAGTACCAGTTAGTGAACCTGTTGGACCTTTACTGGTTCCATTTGTTCATGTAAATGTTGTTGGATAATAGTTTGTATTTGTATCTGTTCAAGGTACACTTACACCTAAATATCCATCTTTATCTAGTTGAACTGCATATACTTTTCCAGATACAGTAGAAGCATTTTGAGAACTTAGTGACATCTGTGTACTAGATCTCAAACTTAAATCTAACGTGCCCCTCCCAGTTATTAGCTTTGGTTTCATACCAAGACCTGCATTAATCTGTGTTATAGTGCCAGTTCCCTTTTCTCAAGGCACATTTACATAAGCTTTACCATTACTATCTAATTGTACTGCATAACTTTTATCAGCTGCTTGATACCCTATTTTTATTCCTCCATAAGAGCCTGAGGTTGCTTCTGGAATACCCTTTAAATATCCTGCGGAAGCATGATTTCCTCAACTATAAGCTGTATTAAGATTACTTTTATCAGTAGCAGTCATTACTCCTGCTGTAGTTGTTGTTGCAGCAGGAATAGTTACACCAGATGATTCTAAACTTGGAGGACCAAAAGCACTTGCACTCGTAGCTGTGGATCTTCCTATTTGCTTTAACTTAATTTTTACTGTACTTGTAGTAGTAGTTGCATTTGCATCTGCCCCTGTAATTAAGTACTGTCCAAGTGAAGTAATTACAGAACCTTGACTACTAATATTAGTACTTAATCCTGATATATTATTTGTTACCCATTCTTGTGTTGCTATTATTTTACCTCGTATATAAGCGTTTCCGTCATCTCTAATTGATAGTTTATAGCTATTAGATTGATTAGATTTTCTATGTAACATAAAGGTCTCAATGTAATCAGTAGTTTCATTAGTAGTTCCAAATGAAGAAACATATACTCCTTTATTCTTCAATACTAAATAAACACCATCAGTACTATTATTAGTATTATCAATATATATTGGGTTAGGATGGGGTGCTGCAAATGTTGTAGATTCATTAAAATTTCCATGAAGAGTAGTAGCATATATGTCCTTAAATTTCTTACCACTATCTCCAATATTTGAAACTCCATTGTTTACGGGATTAATGTGACCACTAACCCTTAAACTTCCAGAAATTGTACCTCCTGTTAATGGTAGATATCCTAAACTATCTAAGGATGCTCAGTTAGGAGCATTATTACCATTAGATACAAGAATCTGCCCACTAGTACCACCTGAAGTAGGAGCGTAAAGTCTAACCTCAACACTATCTGATGAATAAAAATTATTTATAGTACCGTTTACAACTAGTTGTTTAGTTTTAAGATCTTTTAGAGATCCATCTCCCATTGTTACATTAGTACTAGTACCCCCATTACTGATAAATTTTCAAGCCGATACACTTCCTGGAAAAGAAACATTTTGAGCATTATCTCAAGAATATATTTGACCCACCTTAGCTGTATTATTAGGCATTCTCCAGCCATAAGTACCATATCCAGAAATTCTATAGACTGTCAATTGTCCACCATAGTTCTCACTAACACTTCTAGTTGAAAATGTAAACCTTAGTTTCGAATATTGAGAAGCTGTACTTGGGGAATTGT